ACAAGGATTATTGCAGATGCTTTTACCTCTTTGGTAAAACATTCTGTTGATATGTGCAATGGTGAAGTCGAACAATCTATGCAGTTTGTGGATGGCATCATAGCAGGAAAAGGTTGGATATCGACTGACATTAATTATAAAAAAGACAAAATTAATGGAGATTTCGTTATAACAAGACGGTCTCCATTTGATGTTTATGAAGACCCAAATGCCGATAAATACGATTTGAATAAATCTGCAAAATATATTGTTGAATGTTTCTGGGGAGATAAAGAAGAAATTATACTTTTTTACAGTAAACATGAAGAAGCGATAAGAAAATATTTGGGTGGTTATCAAGACGAAGATGATACGGATGTAAACGGTAGACTCATTAAAAAATCAGACCAGGAAGATAGAGACCCCTCAAAAAATAGTTATCGAATAAAAAGGATATGGTGGAAGGACTATAAAAAACAACTTTATTTCATAGACGGAGCTACCATGATTTTTACTCCTGTCCATGATTCTCAAAAAGAAGTAGCCAAAGCTGTTGTGGAAAAAGAACGTAGGGCAGCCGAAAATGAAAAAAGAAAACCAAGATATTATCTTAGAGACCGTATCGATGAAGTTTTGCACATGACGGATATGTTAGGTGAAATGATTTTAGAAGATATCGAAGACCCTTATAATGGCATGACGTTGTTTCCCCTGCAAAGATTTTCTCCTTATTGGTTTGACGGAGTTGTTTTCGGGGTTGTCGAAGGTCTCAAAGACCCCCAAAGAGAAATCAATAAAAGAACTTCCCAAATGCTTCATATCATCAATCATACCGCTAACACAGGTTGGATTATAAAGGATAATGAGCTGCAATCAATAGAAATTGCAAAAGAAGAAGGTTCAAAGCCTGGTGTTCTTATGACTTACCAAAATGTATCACCGGAAAAAATCAAACCCAACGATTTCCCACAAGGTGTCTTTATTTTAAAACAAGATGAAGAAGCCAATATTAAAAAGATTTCAGGTCTTAATCCCGACATTTTAGGTCAGGGAGATAAAAAAACCGATTCAGGAATTGCTATCCTGCGGAGACAAAAGGCAGGGGCAACTATCGCAGAACCGGTTTACGATAATTTTAGGAATTCTCAAAAGATATTTGGAGAAACCCTTATTGAAATGATTAGACATTCCAATGTCTATTCACCTGCCGAAGTTGCTCAAATCATGCAGGAAGAAAAACAAAAAGTCGATATCGAGAAACTTTATAAAGCAATGAAATCATGGGCTGTCGGACATTACGGTTACAATATCGAACAAATGCCGAATATGCCGACAATTAGAATGGCTAATCTCGAAGTATTGATGAACATGGCAAATGCAGGATTACCCATTCCCATCGATGTCATTATCGAGAATTCGGATATTCCGAATAAAGAAGAAATTGTTCAACGAATAAGACAAGAGGCTCAAAGGGTTGCTCAGGAAGAACAACAGCAACCACAAAAGAAAGGAAAGGCTTCTCCGCCCAAAATACAAAGTATGGTGGGGAAGGTATAAATAAATTACTGACATAAGTCAGGGTAATACCTTTACTGGAAGGAATCCAGGATTACTCAGACTCCAGAGGTAAGGAAGGAGGAATAAACATGGTAGAGAAGGATGTGAACCAGGAAGAAAAAGTCTACACCAAAACTGAACACGATGGACTGATTAAGGATACACAAAGTGAAAGAGAAAAACGCCATCAAGCTGAATATGAACGTGATATGAGTAAAAGCGAAATTGAAACGCTTAGAAAAACTGTCGAAGAATTGAAATCAAAAGTCAATGAAAAGACAGAGCCTATCGCTAATAGATTGAAGTTTGAGGGTGACGATGAAGATGCTGCAAAAGTTAAAGATGTCAAAGCAGGTTTTCAAAATTTTGAGAAAGAAGCAATGGATATCTTTAAGAAAGCACAGAAAGTAGCCAAAGAAGCAGAAAAACAAGAAAGAGACATGGAAAGATTCCATGAGTCTTGTGGTAAAGCAATCCAAAAGTACAGTCGTTTAAAAGATGTTGGTTTAGATTTTGACACCGTTTATAAAGCAGCAATCAGGTTAGTTGGTAGGAATAAGTACGAAGAACAAGCACTTATCCACGCAAGTAATCCAGGTGAAGCGATTTATAAAAAAGGGTGTGAAGATCCTGATATAAAAGCAAAACTTGATTTGGAAGAAAATCAAGAACTCCTTAAAAACATGGAAAATCGCAAAGTAGACTTAACGAGCTTATCGGGTGGTACTAAGATAAAGAATGATGAATTCTTTACACCGCAGGAAGTGTCTGCTATGACCCCGTCAGAAGCTTCAAAGGTTCTCCCTAAGATCGAGAAATCTCAAGAATATTGGGAAGAACTTAGAAAAGGAACTAAATAAGAAAGGAGTGAAATTAAATGACACCACAGGCTGGAATGAGTTTTGGAAATGAAGAAATAAGAGATACTGTACCTATTATATTTGCTGCTAAAGTCTTAAAAGTCATCGAAGATAAACTGGTTTTCGGTAAAATTGCTACCAAAGAGTATCAGGGCGAAATCAATGAAGTCGGCGATAGAGTCGTTATTACTGGACTTGGAGAAGTAACTATCAGAAAATACGATCCTAAAGCTGCTAAGGCTGTCCCCGAAGATCCTGTTCAGTATGAGACCCCTATAGATTCAGCTATATTCTTGGATGTCGACCAGGCTTACTACTGGGGTATCAGTGAAGGCGATATCAAGAAAAAGCAATCTAAGGTCAATCACATGACAAACTATGCTGAAAAAGCTGGTTATGGACTGGATAAGAAAGTTGACGAGTATATAGCTAGTCTTTATACCGCTGGTGCTATGGGAGTTACACCTTATGTCACGGATACTAGTGTTGATAGTGCAAGTGTTACCAGTGCTATCGGTGAATTATGGGATGCTTTAGAACTTGTAAATATTGATAGAAAGTTTATCGTACTTCCATCTTGGGTTATCCTGAGACTGTTATATGCTGGAATCGTTGCTGCTGATGACTTAAAAGGGGAATTAAAGAACGGTTTCATCGGAAGAGTATTAAACTTTGACATGTATCAGTCTAACTTATGTGCAAAACCTGACGCAACAAAATGGCACAATGCCATTATGGCTGGAAGTTATGATTCAATCGCATTTGTGCAACAGATGATAAAAAGTGAATCTCTTAGATTACAAGGCGACTTTGCATCTGCTCAAAGAGGTTTGCATGTATGGGGTTCTAGGGTTATTAAACCTAAAGACCTTTATTGGGCTGACTTACAAGGCGTAGTTGAGACTCATATTTAATAATATATAGGGGGAGAAATCTCCCCCTTCGGAATTTAATAAGGAAGGAGGAATGAAAAATGCCTTATTTTGTAGATTGTCCTGAAACTGACAATATCGATTGTGAATTAGACGGAATGGTGGAATTAGTAGAAGCTGACGATAATATCGTTTGTGTTTCGGTTACATGCACTGCTGCTTTAGTCTTTAGTATCGTAGCTGGTGTTTATACTATTACCAGTGCTGATTTAACTGCTGCATTCTTTGAGGTTGGAGACAGAATAATTATCAGAGGTTCAGTAAGTGCTACGGGTATAAATAATGATGGTTGTTATACCGTTGTTACTAATCCAGCAGGCTCTATTACTGTAAAAGAACCAGTTGTTGCTGCGACAAGTCTTGCGACTACTGCTGCCGGTGGTTTGCGTGTAGATGAATATGCTACGTTCATACTTCACCCAACCAAGAGAACTGGACAGATGGTTATTTTCTTAGAAAGTGCTGCTGGACTTGCTACTTTTGATGTTAGTGTAGCACCTGGTGGATTTTGGGCTTCTAAAATCGAGACAATTTGTCCTGTATATCAAGGTTCTGGAGTGGCAAGTAAGAAGTATCTTCTTCAAACAGAGACTGCACCATATTTACAGACAGAAGAAGAAGATTTATACACAGATGCGATTACTACCGTAGAAAAGAAAGGAACAATATTACTAAGAGTATTTCCTGGAACAGCAGGAGATGCACTACTCGTTGATGAAATAGGAGTAGCTTATATAATGTTGGCTTAAAAAAAGGTAATAGGCTTTGAAAGTTTTAGACCCCCTTTAATGAGTAGGAGTCTGTTACCTTTTTAATAAGGAGGGAATATGAAGTTTCTTTCAGATAAAAAAGACTTATCAGTCATTAATAGAATAACAAAAAAACGAATTGGTTTATTCGTAAATGGGGAATTTAAGACTGATGATCCAAAATTGATTGAAAAATTAAAACCACATTTTAGATGTGAAGAAAGTCCTAAGGTTTTATCTAGTTTAGCAAAATTTGTTCAGTTAAGAAAGAAGGTTGCTAAATTAGGAATTAATACTAAAGGAATGAAAAAGAAAGATTTAATTGAAGTTTTGAAGAAAAAAGAAGGTGAAAAAAATGAAAAATAAAGTAAGATATTTATTTGCTGACAAAATGAATACACTTGACAAACCACTATATCTAAGTACCGTAGGTAAAACTGCATTAGCAATCGGTTTAAGTGCTACTCCAATAGTAGCAACTTATAATGTACCAGTAGTATCTATGTACTTTACCTGTGCATCTGTAAATGGAAGTACGAGTTTTGAACCTGTCTTGTTTAAGACAACAATGACTGGTGCTGGACA